TTATTAAAACGAAACATTTGCTAGCTGCCATTAAAAAAGCCTCCGATTAAGGAGGCCGTTTTAAATTCTCGAAGTGCCGATGCGTTGCGGTCGTGAAATAGTAGGAAACGTCTTTTTGAAACTCTCGAAAAGAATAAAAGAGAGGGATTTGATCGCAGCTCACATATCCCTGATAAAGCTGACACGTATCGTATCCTGTGCGGAGAGAGGCAAGTGGCGAATACATCTTGCTTGGCCATGTCTTTAATATACATGCCTAAACACCTCTGTACATGTCTGTTAACAAAATGAAACATTTGCTTAATTTCTTTGGTGCTCCATTCGTTTACCGCAGTCCCGTAGGTCTTCAAGGTTTCAGGGCTGGTCTTATGCAACTCTCAAACAGACAATTACAACCGTTAGCAGATACTCAAAGCCATGTAAAGAAAAGCGTTTTAGTAGATAGAATAATTGCGAGCATTAAATAAGGGCAGCTACTAACTACCCTTACTTTTCTCAACACATGGGTAGGGGTGATGGGGAACATTCCACCCATGTACACAAAATGTAATCTTAATCAAGCGATCTTGCAACTTCAACGGGAAAGCCTTTAGAGCGTAGATCTTTTATTCGATATTCCTGAATCTTACTTAACCGTCCTTTTAGTGCCTTCACTTCAACAAATCGCACCTCATTCGGTTTAAGCAATAGCAGATCAGGATAACCATTTTTATTTGTCTTAAGCAGCTTGATCACCTCGTAACCGTCTTTCTCGTATTTTTTTACCAGCTTCGCTTGATAATTCGCCTCGGACTTTGTTGTAATGAGAAATTGTGAAATTTTCTTTTTTTCGGACTGTGGAATAAATTCGAGTTTCAATTCCGTTGGCCGCAAATACATACCTAATTCTAGGCGGTGTGTCACGCCCCAGGTAGCTCGCACGATCTCTTGCTTGGAGGTAAGAGAGTGCTGCAAAATCTACGCCAAGGAAAACAAGATACGTTGCACTACTTAAATTCACTCCCTCACGGCTGGCTCTTACCTGCCCAATAAAAACAGCATCCTTATTTTCATTAAATTCTTCTGGACTATCGGTTGCATTAGGAAACGCTTCATAGAGCATTTTTCGTTCTGCTTCATAGCAGTACATAATTGCAAGTTTATGGTTCCCATATCGTTGCTTGATGTACTCAGCTTTTGACCGATCAAAAATTATTCCCTTACCGCTTCCTTCTCCAATAACCGTTCCACAATAGATTTGTTTTAATTTTGAAAGGCGTTTTGCTCCCGTATCGGCAAGGATTACAAAGTCAGCATAATTATTTCCGTCAAGATTAGTTCCACCAGAAAAAGAATCTCCTAAAAAAACTTCATCGGCATGGTACTCAGCAATTCCGTCATCAATAATTTCCTGAGCTAATCGGTAAGTTGTTTCGTTCATCTCTACATATCGGACAGCTTCATCAATCTTGGTCTCAAATCCTGCATCTTCTTGAGTCATTCGCACAACATACGGATCAATATCTTTCAAAATCAATTCTTTATTAGCGTTTGAGTAATCGTTAACCGTTTGACCTGTTCCAATATATTTTTCCCCAATATCCACATAACCTTTTTTTGCCCACTCGTAAAAATTTTTGTATTGCGCCCAAACAGGTCGGTGCAATGTCATCTGGTGATAAAGCTGTGAATAAGATTCTGGTGATGCTGTTCCACTCATTAGCAAAACTTTTTCATAACTCATCTGTCTTAAGTTCTTCCACCTCCCACTTGGTTTTGGATACGCACCAATGGAATGTGCTTCATCAACAATTAATAACTGCCAAAATGTCCATGCAAATTTAGGTAGCCGTTCATAATTAATAATCAAAACTTTATCTTGCAGTCCTAAAGCTTTGGCATCTTTTTCAATGCTTGGGATTGCTTTTTTCTTTGTTACCAACAAACACCGTTGGATGCCTAACCGTTCAATCAAACTTAAAGCGGTCAAGGTTTTGCCAGTTCTTACCTCACCCATTAAATAAGCAAACTGTTTTCGTGCGAGTAACCAATAAAGCTTATCGGCTGCCTCTTTTTGATACTCTCTTAATTCCATTTCTTGACGGGGTTGGATTTAGTGGTATCTTACACATATCTAATACCAAAGCAACCCCAGTGGACTTAGACATCGAACTGAAAACAATCAACACTCAGCTAACTAAAGAACAAATAAAATGGTTAGACGAAAATAAACCTCCTGAACTTTCCAGAGCTGGTTTTATTAGAACAATCATCCGTCATGCGATGACTAAAAAACAGCTTGACGCTTACGAATCTCAGCTAACCAGATAATCCAATGACAATTAAAGAAGAAATTCTTCGTTTACCGAAGGAATGGCGGTTTGTCGCCGTTCAAAATAAACGACCCTATCAAAATGATTGGCAGAAAAATCCTTTAACCCGTTCGCAGTTATTTAAAGAAATTACAGCAGGTCGGTCTACTGGTATTGGTGTTTGCTGTGGTACTCCTAGCGGCGGTCTTCTCTTCCTTGATCACGATGGGCAATCCGCTTCAGAAATTCTTACAGAATGGGGTTTCTCTGTCGGTTCTCTACCTCCTTCTTGGATGGTTACTTCTGGCCGCGTTGGTCGATTTCAACTCATCTACAAAATCCCAGAAAAATATTGGTCAAAGATTAAAACACGCAAATTTCAAACTGGTGTAAAAGATTCTGATGGTTCTGTTGAACAAATTGAACTCAGGTGGGATGGAGCGCAATCAATCGTCTCTGGTAAACATCCAACAACTGATGGTTACAGGTGGATGGATGGACGCTCGCCTGATGATCTTGAAATAGCAGAAGCTCCTTTAGCCATTATCAAAAAGATGATGGAACCTAAAAAAACAAAACCTGCACCTGTTGAAGTCTTTAACTCAGATATAGACAAAGCTCGTTCTCTTCTTCAATCAATTAACCCTAACCGCATAGATGACTATGACCAATGGTTGAAAATTGGAATGGCGGCTCATTCCGCAGGTGATTCACTCCTTGCAGATTGGGAAGATCTATCTCAGAAAAACAGCAAGTACAAGCCAGGCGAATGTTCAAAGAAATGGGATTCCTTTAAACGTTCTGGTATATCACTCGGCACACTTCAAAAATTTGCTAAAGAAGATGGTTGGACTCCTCCTCCTCGCGTTTTTCCTGATTCTGTTGTTCCTGTTCAAGAAGAGAAAACAACTCCTATTCCTTCAAAACTTGAACAGCTCACATCACAAGAATTAATTTCATTCTTACGAAATTCAAAGCAAGAAATTCGTTTCAATACCTTTTCACATTCAATAGAGATGGATGGTGAAGTAATCAAAAATATTGAACTGTTTTATTTGACGCTTGCCGAGCTTGGATACAAAGTCGAAAAGCAAATGGCAATTGATTGTCTGCTTAAGGTCGCGCATGAAAATAAATATGATCCTGTTCGTCTTTACTTAGATCACGTTTCTTCTGAAGTTGAACCTACATACATTGACCGATTAGCAACAACCTATCTAAGACCTCAAGACGCATCTATTGATGAACCAACAATCTACGATGCAATGCTTAAGGTAACTCTGATAAACGCCGTGAGACGTGTATATCTTCCTGGCTGTAAACATGATTCTGCAACTGTTCTTCAGGGGAAGCAGGGGATAAAAAAATCTTCCTTTTGGCAAACGCTCTTTGGCCCCTTTTTTTCGGACGCTCTTGATGACATCTCTTCAAAAGATTCGATATTGACTTTACATAGATCATGGGGAATGGAATGGGCCGAATTAGATTCGATCACATCTAGAAAACACGCTGGTCATATTAAATCTTTTTTATCTCGTTCCACCGATTTCTTACGGGTTCCTTACGGTAAAGCGGTAGAAGAATGGCCTCGTTCTGGCATTATTGTTGGTTCCTCTAATAAAGAATCTGGTCTGTTATTTGATGACACTGGAAACAGACGTTTTCATGTTATTCCTTGCACCTCTACATCCATTGATCTTGATTCACTTCAATTAGAACGTGATGCAATATGGTCTGCTGCTGTTAACGCATGGAAAAATAAAGTGAGCCATTTCCTAAGTTTTGAACAGGAAAATCAAATAGAAAAAGAAAATCTTGGATACATGGTTGATTCACCTTGGCTAACAGTAATTAACCAATGGCTAAATAATCCTACGAATCAAATTAAAGACGTAACCATTGAATTACTCTTGACCGATGCCATAGAAAAGCCAGTAGAACGGCAAACGAAATCAGACACCATGACTGTCTCATCTATTCTCAAAAGTCTAAAATATGAGAGAAAGAAAAAAAGAGTGGAGGGAACACCGAAATGGGTTTGGAACCCTCCAAACTCCTAAAGTTCCCACCTGTTCCCACCTTGTTCCCACCACTGGGAACGCTCAAAAACCACTTGGTATCTACTTTCTTACTATATGTTCCCTTTGTTCCCTATGTTTTATATATAAATATAGAGATAGGTATATAGAGGGTATATATATAGCTCAGGTAAGTTTATAAGGAAGGTGGGAACACTGGGAACGTGGGAACACTTGCCTTGTCTCATTTCTGTCTCATGCACGTCTCAAAAAAGAATCAACCCGTTGTTGATCGTCTTATTCTTCTCCTCGCTCAATCTGAATATGTTGCGGATGCAATCTTGGATAATGCTCTTGATGATGGTGAACGAGTAGACCCTGATGTTGTTGCTGGTTTAACTCAATATTTAGTACGAATTGCAGATATACTCAGCACAGCAGAAGAAGCTGATTTAAAACCTTTATCCAGTGAATAGGCTATATTTTGCTTATGGCTAAAAAAGCAACAGATAGAGAAGTTGATTGTAGAGTTAATTCTGTCTACAATTTATTAATTAATGGCCACAGTAAAACTCAGGTGGTGCAGTACTGCGCGGAAAATTACGGTGTCAAATTAAGGCAATCAGAAGAGTATCTTTCACGCGCTCGGAAACTTCAACAATTAGATGCTGAACTTGAGCGTCCACAGTGGCTTCTGTCCGCTTTATCTCGTTTACAAAATTACGAATCGCAATCTGCAAAACGTGGTAATCATCAAGCTGCTTTAAAAGCTGTTGAACTTCAAGCTCGTCTCTTACGGTTTGATTTGAATTGACTTCTTTAATTACTGGAATATGTGATAACGAGCCGTTAATGGCTTTTGCTGAAAAGGCTGCTTTTAATACTCCTCCTTCAAGTAAAGAAGTTATTTCAAGAATTTATAAGGGTTTATTGCCTCATCAAAAACAATTTTGTGATGATACTGAGCATCGAAAATTAGCTTTAGTTTGTGGATTTGGAGCTGGCAAAACTTACGCTTTAGTTTCTAAAGCTTGCATTTTGGCAGCAATGAATGTTGGTTTCGTTAGTGCTGTTTTTGAACCAACTTCTCCGATGCTTAGAGATATTTTGATTCGTACCTTTAACGAGCTTTTGGATCAGTGGGAGATACCTTATGAGTTTCGAGTGTCGCCTTTGCCTGAATACAAATTAATTTTTGAAGAAGGAAATCATACAATTTTGCTTAGAACAATCTTGACTTATCAGCGTTTAAGAGGTCAGAACTTATGTGCGGTTGGTTTTGATGAAGCAGATACCGTTGGACAGTATGACGCAGAGCAAGCACAAACAATGGCACTTGCTAGATTGAGATCAGGTAATGTCCAGCAGTTTTATGTTTCTACTACTCCAGAGGGATATGGATATTGCTTTAAAACTTTTGAAAAAGAAGCCAAACCTGATACTGCTTTAATCCGTGGAAGAACAATGGATAATCCATTCCTTCCAGAAGGATTTATTGATTCGTTAAAAGAGAATTATCCACCTCAGTTGATAGCCGCTTATCTTGAAGGGCAATTTACAAATCTAACAACAGGACAAGTCTATGATCGTTTCTCAAGAGACATTCATGTAAAAGATAAATTGCCTAATTATGAAGATGAAGTTTTGCGTTGTGGTATTGATTTCAACATCCAGAATACAAATTGCGTCATAGCGGTGCGGGACGGAAACAAGCTCGTCATAATTGATGAAATTGTGAAAGCTCACGACACTGACGCATTAGCGAAAGAGTTGGTTAGACGCTATCCAAGAAGAAAAATTCTTGTCTATCCAGACGCATCAGGAGGGAACCGTTCAACAAATGCAACACGCACCGATATATCCATACTCGAAAGTTATGGGTTCACGAATCAAAGCCCCAAATCGAATCCAGCAATCAAAGATAGAGTCTCGTCTGTTCAAGCTCTTTTATGTAACGGCAAAGGAGAATCAAGGTTGGAGATTAGCTCCCGTTGCAGAGCCTTAGTGGAAACTCTTGAGTTACAATCATGGGACGAAAAAACGGGTGATCCCGACAAGCAAAATGGGTATGATCACATGAACGATGCACTTGGTTATGTTATCTGGAGAGAGTTCAATCCTTTATATGCTCGATCAGGAAGAGGAACGGGTATTAGAATTTATTAGCTTTTATCTATAAACTGTTTACATAGTGTTGGTACTTAATTGTGTTTAGCGGATACAACCATTACAACCGAGAAAAAGCAGCCGCAGGAGTAACGGTTGAAGATCCTTCTTTTGCTTGGCAAAATATGGAGCCGCACTGGATATTAAGCGAAGATTTACAAAGTGGAACTTTTGGAATTAGGAAAAAGCACAGGAGATATTTACCGCAAGAACCAAGAGAATTAGATGACCAATATGATAATCGCTTAGCTCGTTCTGTTGTTCCTCCATACTTGCAACGCATTGAAAAAATGTTGGGTGGAATGTTGGTTAGAAAGCCTGTTCGATTAAATGATGTTGGTGATGTCATAAGAGAGCAATTGTTTGATGTAGATCTGCAAGTAAACGATCTAAATGTATGGACTTACGAAACAGCACGACTAGCAGTTAGGTACGGGCATATCGGCGTTTTGGTTGATGCTCCAGCAGCAGGATCAAAGGGCCGTCCTTATTGGTGTACTTATACGC